ACTACATCTACACCTACATCTACATCTACAACTACATCTACACCTACATCTACATCTACACCTACATCTACAACTAGTTCTAGTTCTGTCTATTACGGAGCAAATGGAGGAAAAGCAGTTGTATCTACTGATTACTATGGAAATCCTACTTTAACTGTCACAATGCCTAGTGGAGAATCTTACTCTTATACTAAAAGTAATGATAGTAGTAGCACAAGTTCTTCCAGTACTAATTCAACTTCTTCTACTAGTACTAATTATGATAATTACGATCACTATAATGGTGCCTCCTATCCAACAATTTTTTATGGTCCTGATGGAGGTACTGCGAGAGTATATAAAACCCAAAATAACAATACTTTAGTTATAACAAATGCAAATGGTACAACAGAAATATATTATATTAAAAATGATAATCCCGATCCTACTGTAACACAATACTACGGTCCTAATGGTGGTTCAGCCAAAATTGTTACAGACAGTAGTGGTAAGAAAGCCGTTGAAATAACTACACCAAACGGTTCTAAAGTATTATATTATGCTGATAATGTGTATATGTACAAAAACCAAGATGAAACCATTAATCAGTATTCATCAGATACTAACACTACTGGTGCCGACTATAATTCTTCTTTTTCTGCTAATACATATTATGGTCCATATGGAGGAAGAGTAAATACGATAACAGGTCCTGGTGGTAATACCTACGCAACATATGATTCCTCTGCTTATAGTAATTCATTGCCGCAAGGAATTTCTCGTTCACAAATTCCACCAGGTGACGAAGATTTATATATATTAAAGTCCGAAGTAGTACCACCTGTTTGTCCAAAATGTCCTGATCCAATTCTTGAATGTCCTAAAAATACAGATGTAACCAAATGTCCACCTTGTCCACCATGTGCTCGTTGCCCAGAACCAGCATTTGATTGTAAAAAGGTGCCCAATTATAGTGCATTTAATCAAAACTATTTACCAGTTCCAGTTTTGAATGATTTCTCAAGTTTCGGAATGTAATTTTTATATAATATAATATAATCTAATAATTATATAAAATGAGTTATTCAAAAGAGAAAAGATGTAAATGATAAAGGTATATAAAATTAATCTCTGGTTTTCATACATTTTTTATCAATTTGTATACTTTGTCCTTTTTCCTCCTGCGGAACAATATTTAATATACATCTTGCTTTTTTTCCATATAATGGTTCAGTACAACCTTTTTCTTTCTTATTTTTTCGTGTTTTAATATCACTAATTTTATAAACTTTCGGTTTTTCATCTGTGCATCGTGCTCTAAAATGTTCATATCTTTCTCTTACATCACAATATGTCAAATTTGATTTCTTTTTTAACATTCTATTAACTAATTCATGTAAATTATAAATATAACGAGAAAAAGAATCACGATTTTTCATATGTTCCATAGTTAATGGATATTTTTTTAAATTGTTTGTTAAATTTTTTCTACAAGCACGACAAGGTAGTACATCTTTTAATGATAAAACATAATCTCTGTATTCTTTTTTTTCTTCAGGTGTAGGATTTACAGGATAATTAAAAGAGATTGTGTGTAACATATGCCATTGTGCTGGTCCCCATACAGTTGTTAAGAAACCATCACCTGAGTAAAAATCATTTCTTTTAAATATTCTATGTTTTTTGGTTCTGGTTTTAACGTTTCTTTTTTTAAATGTCTTACTCATATTATAATATAATATTTTATATCTCAAAAATATTATATTAAGATAATATAACGAATAGTATGAGTGTTTCACTTTTAATTATTGAGTACACAAAATCAACCCAAAACGCATGTATATGTTTTAGTATAGTAGCATTGATGATCTTAATATTTATTATATCTCCTCTTAATACTTTTTTACTGTCTTCAATGATTGGTAAAATAATAATCGTAATTCTTTTAGTATATTGTATAGTCTATAACATAATACAAACTAACAAATTCGCAAAAGAATTTAACATAGATTTTATGTCAGGATCTTTTTCTCCAATAAAAAATAATATTATATGTAGTTATGTATTTTCATTATTATTAATAATTCTATTATTTTCAGTCATCCGAAGAATTTTTTTGTAAAGTTTTTGTAATAATTGTTGTATCTTTAGGATGATTTACAAATATACTCTTGTATTTTGCGGTATAATTAAATGCGATATCATATAATTTTTTGTTATATACCCTTTCATCTTTACAGTCTTTTCTAGAAATGATAACAATTTGTCCATTTATATCTCTAACTAACATAATTTTAAAGTACCAATTAAACTTTATATTCGTTTAATTGATATTGTAATTTATTCTTATTTAATATATATAATGAGTGTTAATAATAATACATCTGCGAGATTTATTGCACCCCAAACGCAAATTCTAGGAGGTAATCCTACTTTAACAAGTCGTTTGACAGGTTATGTTAGGAATATCTCATGGCCAATGTTGTTAGGAGGAATTTTTGTAGTTATTATATTGGGATTATTTGCTTATATGACATATTCTCAAATGAAATCTAGTGGAACTGCGTTTCATGCGAATAATGAAAATATACCGATAAATACAAATTCAAATAAAACAGCAAAGTTAATGTTATTTTATGTGGACTGGTGTCCTCATTGTAAGACTGCTAAACCTGAATGGGAAAACATGAAAGCCGAATATGATGGTAAAAATATTAATGGATATACAATTGTATTTGAGGAACATAATTGTACCACAGAAAGTGAATATATTGAAAAATTAATGGATCAATATCAAATAGAAGGTTATCCTACAATAAAATTAATAAAGGATAATCAAGTAATTGAATATGATGCAAAACCTACAAAGTCTACAATGGAGAAATTTTTGACAACAGTTCTTTAAGTTGATTTAAAATATATATTAATTATGAACTTAAAGAAATATTCTTTTTTTCTAAAAATATTGATGCATCTTCTTCACCCATTGTAAGCCATTTACGTCTCATATCTGAATTACTTATTGAATCTTTTAATACATTTAACGTCATAAAATTACCATCGTGACGACACTTAACTTCATTAGTAATTGTATCTTTTTCGGTTTTAGACGATATATATTTCATTGCGTTTATTGAAAATCCTATTATAAAATCTAATATTGAAGATTCAGGAGTTATCATATCTATTTTACTAATTGTCTCATCTAATTCTTCTGTTACCCCTAATATTTCATCTTTGTTAGTACAATTCTTTAAACAATGGTTTATAGGATAATTGTCTTTAATACCTCCATCAATATAACAACCTTCTTCAATAAATATTGGTTGAAATAAACCTGGTAAACTACATGACATTGTTACTGCTTGTAATAGTGATAAATCTGGATGAGTCTTATATGACAATTGCACTGTTTGAAATTTATTTAATTCAAATGTCAATAAATTTAATTCAATATTTGAAAACTCATAGAATTCCTTCAAAGTTATTTCTAACGATAAATCTTTTGCCTTTAATAAAGGACTAAATAAAATCTCGGCTAGTTTTTTGTCACATAGACCTTTATTGTAATATGCATCTATTATTTGTTTTGCAGACAATTTGAAAGCATCATGCCATGGTCTTTCAATTATATATTTATTTAATGTTTCCCAATCATATTTTAATGCTATAAATACACCTATAATTGTACCTACAGATGTTCCATAAATAGACTCTATTTCATTCAGATCCCAAAAACCTTCTATATTTAGTTTTTCTAATGCACCTAGGTATCTTAAACCTAAAGGACCACCACCTGCTATTACTAAATGTTTTATTGTCATAAATAATTATTATTATTAACTATTTAAATATTTATTAATATGTATATTTTATATACTTAAAGTTATTAATTTATTATTTTTTTCTTTTATCAATTCAAATGGCTAATATATTTACTCTTGAAAATTTTGATGATTTTTCTGAAAAAATCAATATTGATGAACTTTATGAGAAAAAACGTTCTTCTGATTTAAAGAAATTAGAATTATTTAAAAAAATATTAAATAGGGTTCATGTACGCATAAAAACAACTGCTAGAGTAAGTAGTCATGAAAAATTTTGTTGGTTTGTAGTACCAGAAGTTATTATTGGGGTACCTAAATATGATCAATCTGGATGCATTGCATATATTATGGATACATTACAAACAAACGGATTTCAAGTGCGTTATTTTCATCCAAACACTATTTTTATATCCTGGAATCATTGGGTACCAACATATGTTAGAAATGAAATTAAGAAAAAAACTGGCATGATTATTAATGAATATGGTGATAAAATTGAAGACAATAATGATGAATATGAGGAAGAAGAAATTAATACAAATATCCCTCAACAAATTAAAAACAGTAAAAAATATACACCAATTAACTCTTATAAACCTTCCGGTAAATTGGTATATAGCGATGAATTATTAAACAAGATTGAAAATAAAATAGAACCTAGAAAATAATATTGTAAACAAATACAAAATTAATAAAAGATAATATTTAAAAATAATAAATAATTATATTATGACAAGCAAGAAATTTAGAAGATTTTCAACAAAAACAAAAAAATGTATTCCAAGTAAATCAGAAATTGAGAGACATTGTCGTAAATATGCTAATGCGTTTAATCAATTTGAAGAACAATATGAAAAAGATTTTAAACATTCTTTGAAAACCGAAGATAAAAGCATTGAAAGAGAACTCATTAAATTATTTAAAACACCATTTACTCCTTCTAAAATTAAACCAACTAATGATTATTATACTTACATTAACTATCAATGGTTAGAAAAAACTAGTAAAGAATTAAAGGACAAAAGCAGACATTATGTACAAGTTGATAGTTTTAGGGTAACACAAGAGAAAGTTTATTATGAATTAATTGATATTGTAAAAGAATATATACAACACAATGATTCAAGACAATCTAGAGCAATAAACGCTGTATATACATCATTATATCATTTAAATAATAAAGCAGCAGAAGATTTTGCTAAATATTACGTGGAATTAACAGATAAAAGAATTAAAAGTGGAAATATATATGAAATATTAGGTGGACAAAATCAAAATGAAATTATATCTTGGGGATCTCCAGTTGTATGGCATGTCTTACGAGATGAAAAGAACACGAACATTTATAAGAGTCTTATATCGGCACCACAACTAACACTGTACGATTATGAATTATATATTGAAGATACAAAAGAGGACCAAAATACTCAAAAATATAAAAAAGAATTTAAAGAGCGATATTTGGGTTTTATTGATGAAATGTTTGATCTATGTTTAGGAAAAGGTCATGGATGTAAATCTCAAGACGTATGGGACTGTGAAATTGATATTTTAAGTGCACTTGGTTGTAATTCTATTAAAGGAGATAGTGAGGAAGGTTATAATGTTTTAACCACTACAGATGCACTTAAATATGGATTTGATTGGAAAGAAATGGCTACTAAAATTGGTTATAAAAAGGTTCCAACATCATTCATTTGCACCAGTAAAAATTACCTTAGTTGTATTATGGAAACATTATTAACTGACGACGCATGGAAAAGCGATAAATGGAGATCATACTATCTGTACTTAAATTTTAGACAATTAATGCGTTTTCATAGCAAATGGAGAATAGTATATTTTAATTTTCATGGAAAATTTATTAAAGGACAGCCTATTCCTTGGCCAACAGAGATTTATCCCATTTTTGGATTATCTCTATGTTTTAATACTTTTTTAACACACGAATATATTAAACGAAATTATAATCAACAACATATTGACTATGTTCGTAATATGGCAACTGATTTATTGACCGTTTACAAACGTATTATTAAACGCAACACTTGGCTGTCACCTTCCACAAAAAAACATGCACTTTTAAAATTAGAAAAAATTAATTTAGAAATTGGAAGACCTGAAGTATTGCGCGAAGATCCTATTTTAGATTACAGCAGTACTGATGCTTATCAAAATATGAGAAAGATTGCTAAGTGGAGAACTAAAAGGTTAATAGAAATTGATGGAAAATCCAGCAATGTTGATATACCAATAATAGATTGGGAAGAATTTAAATTAGTTGGTAAACAATCATATATTGTAAATGCGTATTATACTCCTACTGAAAACTCTATTTATATACCATTAGCATATTTACAAAAACCATTTATAGATTTAGAGGAAAGAGGCATTGAATATAATTTAGCACATATCGGTTATACTTTAGGTCATGAAATGTCACATTGTTTAGATGATTTAGGAAGCAAATATAATGAAAAAGGCAACTTACATAATTGGTGGACAAAAAAAGATAGGAAAAAGTTTAACGCTAAGGTTAAAGACGTTATTAAACAATATGAAACATTTTCCGGATATGACGGAATTAAAATGGACGCTTCGTTAAGTACTGGTGAAAATTTAGCAGATATTTCTGGCATGGCTATTTGTGAAGAATATTTAAGAGATTTTCAAGATAAAAATGACGATGTTGTTCCTATTCGTTCATTGTCCTTTGAAGCCTTTTTTGTATATTTAGCCATTCAGTCAAGACAAAAAATATTTGATGAAGCAATTAAGGCACAATTAAAAACAAATCCCCATCCCATGGATAAATATAGAACCAATTGTCCTTTAGCACGTTTAGAATTATTTAGAAGTATTTATAATATTAAAAAGGGGGATAAAATGTATTGGCGTTCAACTGATACTATTTGGTAAAAATAAAATTATTTTATTTAGGAATTTAAAAAATTTTTTTAAATTTGCTATAAAAAAATTTTTTTTTCTTTGTTAAATATATAAAATGACAAGTACTCGTCACCGTCATCGTCATGGAGGAAAGACCAGACATAGTCTTAAACGCACAATGAAACGTGCGGTTAAAATGGCTAAAGGAGCCGCCAGAGAAGCAAAATTAGCCGCTAAGGCTGCTATTCATGCTCCTCATGCATCCGGTCGCCACCAAGCACAAAAATTGGCTAAAGTTGCTGCTGTACAAGCATCCAGAGCCGCTCACTTAGCAGCAACTGCTGCCAGTCATGCTAGTCATGCTAACACTGCACGAGCAGCACGCATGGTTAAAAAGGCCCAACACGCTGCTCAAAAAGCACACAAGGCTTCTATGAAGGCCCAACACGCTCACTAAATTTTTAGTGTATCTACCAATTTAATTTAATTTTTTTTACTTATTTTATATTATTGAATAATAATATAAATGACAAAAACAAAAAAATATAGACGACGACGTACCATTCCTAACGCAAAAAAAGGCGCGTTAATTAGTAATAGATTAAAAACATATAAAATTAAGAAATATCAATCTATTTACGGCAAAGGACAAAATCTTGACATAAGAAATCCACGTTTATTATATTTCTAACTGTACTTTTCAAATTTTTCATAAAAATATTCGTTTGTAAAGTAAACTAGTTCACAATTTATTAAATCATCAATATTTTGTTTAAATTCATTTTTATAAATATACCATAATCTAACCCCCACTATATTTTTAATAATTAATTCTTGCATAAAATCTATTATTTTATTGAAATTCATACTGTCATCTATTTTTTCTATTAATTTTTGGGCTACTGTTATTCCACCTGGATTATTACCTCCCAGTAATAATAATATTTTCATTGTATCCGAAACCGTCATATTTATTTCGTCTGACATTTAAGTATATTTATTTTAAATTTTTAAATTAAAAATATATATTGTTTTAATTTTAATTTAAATAAAATATGGGATGATTTTTTATTATTACACTAATAAGATTTACGTCTTCTTGTCTTCCTTGACTTTCTTGACTTTCTTGACTTTCTTGACCTTCGTGTTTTCCTTATTTTCTTTCTTTTACCACCACTTTGAATTAAACCGTACGGATTATTATATGCAGAACCAGTAAATGCTAGATTTTCCCCATTATATAACTGACTATTCATTTATATAATGTATAAACATTTTATTCTTAAAACTCAAATTACTGTGCTACCAAAACTTGTTTTGTACCTTGTTCCGTTGTATTTTCAACCGGCTTTTCTAAATTTTCTTTTGGAATTGGCTTTGGAATATTTGGTTCATTTATACTTCTAATTACAGAAATCGGATTTTTTGCTACTTCCTTTTCTTGACTTGTTAATTCATTCTCTTTTTTACTTATTTCCATTTTTTCTGCCTCTATTTTTTTTTGAGCAATATTCTTTAACTCTTGCATCTCTGCTGGGATCGCAATCTCATCAGTTACTGTTTTATCTGATATTTTTTCCAAATTATCTATTTGACTTTGAGCAGTTTCTAGTATCTTTTTTTCTACAATTGCTTCAAAAATTTTTATACCATTTGTATAATCTATCTCACATGTTAAATATAATTTTATTATTAAAGCACGAGTTTCTATTATAAGTGCTTGCAGCGCATCCTCTGTTAAAAATGGACTTACTCGGATCTGTTTTTTATTAGTTTGTGGATCTATTGTATACAAAAATAGTTGATTTAATATATTTAATAGTGCTTGTTGATTTAGATTTGCCTTTATTATCATATCTCTCAAATTTTTTGCATAAGAAGCAAACAAATTATCCGAGGCTTTATCTTTATAAACTTTTCTAAATACAGGATCTGTACCTGTACAATTTTTATTATTTTTGTAGTCTCGTAATTTTATATCTCTAAAACTTTTTATTATTTCTGGGACTTCATCATTGCCAGTAAATATCTTATAAAATATCTTTAAATCGGCATCATATATATCTCTTGTCTTAGGCGACATACTTTTGAATTCACCACTATAATAATCATATTGATCATCGTAATATAAATCTTCTAATTCTGGTATTCCAGGTTCTTCATCTAAATTTTTTACACTTCCGTCTTGATTCAAGTTCATATCACAAATTTTTGGATGCACTCTCATTTCATTATCTCCTGATAATTCAGAATAGTCTTCTTTATTAGATAATGTATTCACACGGGTTTCACAAATATTCAGTTTATATATATCACGAGGTGTATGAGCAGGAATTTTACCTTTATTATATAAATTTGCCTTTACTTCATTTCCTTCAGCATCCTTATAAACATATATTGGATTTATAGTACTAACAATAGCAGCAAATGTATGGGCTATTTTGATATAAAATTTTGCTATACTGTTGCACATTCTCTTTTTTTTTATAGAATTTTGTACATCTAATTTATTTAAATCATCTTTGAAAAAAAACTTTACTTTATCTTTTTCTAATTCGTTTACTTCAACACCATCTTTTATTCTTTGGGCTAAATAAGTTATTTCTAAATCTGTGAAGTATCTCTCTATTATATCTGATGTTAGTATTATTAGATTATCACAGTACTCCTTATCATAAAGTTTTCTTAAACTCTTAAAATCCATTGTTAATATGTAATAAGTAGCAATATAGTCAAGAATTTGTGATATAGATTTTGGTTTTAATTCGTCTGATTGTTCTTTATTTGTAGAATTTTGATTTCCCATATATTATAAAAATTTTTTATTTTTTTATAATCTTATTGTATAAACAATGAAAACTAAAAAGAAATACCATAAATATTCAAAAAAATTAAAAAAAAATAAGAAGATACAAAAAAAAACTAGACGTCATCAAAAAACCAGAAAACAATATGGTGGTATTAGCAGAGAACAAGAAAACATCAATAATTTTAGAACTGTTTTTATGACACGATTAGCAGCATTGAATACAGCAATTAGTAATAATAATAATCAAACTCAAATTACAGATGCTACTAATGCTTTTAATAGGTTTTTTGTAAGTAATAAAACGTACATTAATACACTAATTCCTGTTGCAGACAATTATGAACCAATTGATAAATCTCAAGGAAATGTTAGGGGATTTGTTCCATTACTAGCGATTGTTATGAAAAAAATAACCGATCCAAATATTAAAAGTAAAATAATTAAGTCTTTTAAAAAAAATACAGGTAATATAAATTTAAAAAGTATTAGAGGAGATATTACAGCATTATCTACCGCTATTGAAAATAACGATACCGAATCTACTATTTTACTTCGACGAATGGGTGCGGATGAAAATACACTAACTGATGAACAAAAACATTTATTGGATTCTTTATTGCAACAGCATATTAACGCTAGAGAGACAACTACAACAGATATAGAACCAATTATACAAGAATCACAACCATTGCCGGTTACTCAAGAAATCGCAACAATACCAGAGACATCTACTTTATCAAATGTAAAACTTGATGTACGTTTAGAATTACCAGCAGAACATTATAACCCTGATATTGAACCAGAATTTTGGAAGCCAATTTTCGCTACAAATGAAATGTTTGAATTAAGGGAACGAATACGAAGTATGATGGTAAATGATCTAACAATTGGTTTTAGTAATGGAACAATGAGCGATATATGGAGTTTATGTAGAATTAATAAAACTATTATACCAACTTATTATGTTCCAACAAAAAATGAACCATATATGGTTTTTGATCGTTTAGTTGCCGACCATCCTACTGATTTTTCTCAGTATAATATTATTCTTTGTGCTTCTCTATTATTATTAGGTGTAATATCATTCAAATTAAGTAATCAAGATTATCAATTAATATTCAAAGGAGGTAAAGCAATTCAATTAGTATTGTCTGGTATTTCAGAGAGCGAAACATATAAAACCGAAGATATTGATGTACTTGTTGCACCTAAAAAAGATATTAGTTATGATCAAAGTATTGTTCAAAATATTGCAGGACATGTTGCATATTTGGTTCAGTGGTTTTTGAATTTTGACAAATTTGATATTTCGGTCATGTCACCTAATCCAAGTAACCCTAAATCTAATCCTTTTATATATAAATTAAGTTACATAAAATTTAGTCCAAAATCTTTTAAACAATTTTCAGATATAGATTTTAAAGAAATTCCTGAAATTTTGAAAGAATATTTTGAAAAGAGTACAGTAGAGTACGAATTTGATATCTCAGAATTAGGGGAAAAAGTATTATTTAGATGTCCAAATATTGGAGCAATTATAGATGAAAAATTGTATTATTATATAAAATATTTTAGATTTAAAAAAATGCTTGAAAGTGGGTTAAAAATAGATGAAGAAGGTTATGAACGTTTAGATGTAGAAGAATGCACAAGGATATTAGATAAATTTAAGCGTGCTATTAAAGCCTTAAATCAGGGTCTACAAAAACAAAGATCTACTAAAGAACTTACTAGAGATGAACTAATATCAAAAGAGAAGTCTTTTATTAATAACAGACTAACACAAAAATTAGAAGTAACAAATCCTACTGAAAGAGAGGAAATAATTAGCAATTTATATTCAAATTAATATAAGTATTTCTTTAAATAATAAATAAAATTGAATTAAAAATATATTTTCTTATATGTTTAACATAACATGATGACTACCAACGAAAAGAGCAAAAAACGAAAGGATAATAATATAGATAAATCAAAACTTTGGAATGTTTTTGAGAGTGAAATTATTAATCCAGATAAACCCAAAGATCCTTTAGAATGTCTTTATAGAACTCTTGGTGACAGAGAGTCATGTGAACGTTGTCAAAGTTCTTTAGCATTTTCAGATGAGGGATTTTTAACATGTACCAATAATAAATGTGGCATCATATATAAGGATATGCTTGATCAATCACCGGAGTGGAGATATTATGGAGCAGATGACAATCAAAATTCTGATCCGACTAGATGCGGAATGCCTATTAATCCGCTTCTAGAAGAATCTTCATTTGGTTGTAAAGTTTTGTGTGCTGGTAAGTCATCATATGAAATGAGAAAGATAAGAAGATATACTGAATGGCAATCAATGCCATATAAAGAAAAAGCACAATACGATGAATTTCAGCGTATCATCATTTATGCACAAAACGCTGGTATATCTAAAAAAATAGTAGATGACGCACTATGGTATTACAAAAAATTATCTGAATATGAGCAAACATTTAGAGGTGACAATAAAGATGGTTTATTATTGGGGGCAATGTCTATATCATGTAAGGTAAACGGTTATCCACGAACTGCTAAAGAACTAGCCGCTATTTTCAGTTGTGATATTACAACTGCTACACAAGGTTGTAAAAACGCACAAACTATTATTAATGATCTTGAAAAAGATATGGAAACTAATAATAAAACATCCTTTTGCAAAACTAAACCTGAGGCATTTATTGAAAGGTATTGTAGTAAATTGAATATAAACGCAGAGTTAACTAAGTTATGTCAATTTATTGCTATCAAAATTGATAAAAAGAATCTTATGCCTGAAAACACACCTCATTCTATTGCCGCGGGTATTGTATATTTCATTGCTCAATTATGTAGATTGAATGTTAGCAAAAAAGATGTGCAAAATGTTAGCGAAATCAGTCCTGTCACTATTAACAAATGTTATAAAAAATTAGAGTCTATGACTGAAGAACTAGTACCTAAGGTTTTCTTAAACAGATATACTGAAATATGCGCAAGTGTCTAAAATATGCGCAAGTGTCTAAAATATGCGCAAGTGTCTAAAATATGCGCAAATATCTAAAATAATGTATATTAGGTTGGTAATATTTGTGTTTGATTTAGTTGATATTGTATTAATTTATTTCTAATTATATAAATTGACGATAGGGTCAATAGTGTTAGTTCTGTTGAACTTCTTAAAATCATTGGACTATCTTTTTTTACTACACTGTAATAAATCCACATACTAGATGAAAAAATATTTAAAATACAAAATAATAATGATAAATTATTTGTACTCTTGTTTTTATATAACAGAAACATAAATATAAATCTTCCTATTACAGATACAGATGTCGCTGTATATGGAATAATTTTCAAATCCTCATTGTTCATAATATAAAATATATCATTAGATTTTATATTTTATATTTTATTATTGTATAATTATGAATCAAACACAAACACCTTCGTCTGACAGATTTAGTTTTAATAATGGATGGAGTAAAGTTTCTAATATAGGAAGACAAATAATTACAACTGATACAGTTGAAGCCATAGGTAAATTTAAAGAATTATTAAAATCTTTCTATTCGGCTATGAAAAATAGTCAAAGTATTCAAACAATAAAACTAATTATGCAAGAAGTTATTCAGTTTTTAGAAGAAAAACTTGAGACAATGAAGAATAAACTAGATGATTATTCTACGAAATTTTTTAGACATTTACTTATAGTACTAGCATTATTCTTTTTTACAGGAAAAATTGGTGGAAACAAGAGTAAACATAGAAGTATTAGAAGAAAAATAAAAAAACATAATAAAAGTAGAAGAAGATATTAAGTAAAATATTCGTAATCTTAAGAATATAAAAATACTAATTTTAGTATATGTCAAAAGTACCAAAGATTGTTTTCATTATTCCCTATAGAAATAGATCCCAACATAAGTTCTTTTTTTCTAATTATTTAACATCTATTATGAGTGATAGAGACGATTATGAAATATATTTTTCACACCAATGTGATATGAGGTCTTTTAACAGAGGTGCTACGAAAAATATTGGATTTTTAGCGATTAAACAAAAATATCCTGAGGATTACAAAGACATTACATTTGTATTTAATGATATTGATACTGTACCTTTTTCAAATATTTTTGATTTTGAGACTGTAGATGGGGTTGTAAAACATTTTTATGGATTCAAATATGCTTTAGGTGGAATTGTAGCGTTAAAAGGTGGTGATTTTGAAGCAACAAACGGATATCCGAATTTTTGGGGATGGGGTATGGAGGATAATGTACTTCAAAAAAGATGTGAACATATTGGTTTAACTATAGATAGAAGCCAATTTTTTCCTATAGGAAATCCTAATATTATTCACTTATTTGATGGAGTATCTCGTATAATTAATCGTAAAGATCCTTGGCGTGCAACTCATGATAATGGTATTGATGGTTTAGGGACAATCCATAAATTGGATTTTTCAATTGATACAGAATCAAATAATCCTCTTGATAATATTCATGCATTAGTGTCAGACAAGATATTTATTATTAATATTACAACCTTTATGACTGGTACTAGATTTGAACATGATAATTATTATCAATATGATCTAAGAGAACCTCCGCGTAAAATAATACATCCAAATAGAATTAAAACAAATAAAATAGAAAATATTACTGATGATTGGAGTAATATTCCTTTTTATCCAACTGCTGAAAAAAAGAATGAAATGATTCAGCAATATGGACAAGAAAGAGCCGAAGAAATAATCCAATATAGTTATGACAACTCTACTGATCCTACTGTACCGGTATTGCCTCCATCTTATTATTCACAACAGCGATTAGTTGCTCCACCACCTCCTCCTCAAAATGAACTTGCATTTATTCAAAAATACAATGAAACTATGAGGCAATTAAATTCAAATCAAAGATTAATACCGCCAAATATTAATAGATTTTCTCCAGCATATTCAAGAATAATTGCTGCGAAACCGAAAGCAACTACATCTGCTAATATTCGGCTAGGGGGGTTATATAGATAAAAAAATTATAATAATTTAAGTAAACATTATAAAAATAATTTATAAATAATCTTTATAATGTCTCAAATAAAAACATTGGAGGATATTAAACATGCTTTCTATATAAATCTAGATCATCGTACTGATCGTAAAGAACATGTGGAAGAGCAAATGAAAATAATGAATATAAATGCTACTAGATTTAATGCTGTTAAAATGGAAAATGGGGCTATTGGTTGCAGTATGAGTCATTTGAAGTTATTACAAAATGCAATTGTAAATAAATTAGAACATATTTTAATATTAGAAGATGACATAACTTTTTTAGATCCCGAATTATTTAAAGAACAATTTAAGAAATTTATGGAAATACATAAAAATAATTGGGATGTCATTATTTTTGCTGGGAATAATCTTCCTCCATATGAAAAAATAGATGACACATGCATTAAAGTAACCAGATGTCAAACAACTACCGGTTATTTAGTAAATGGTCATTATATAAAAGTATTAGCACAAAACATCAAAATGGGATTAACAAATTTAATTCACCGTCCGAAAGAACATTCTAAATTTGCTATAGACAAATTTTGGTTTGTTCTTCAAAGTACAGGTAGATGGTATTTAATAATGCCTACAAGTGTAGTGCAACGAGAGGATTACAGTGATATAGAAAAAAAGAAGATTAATTATAGTAAAATTATGATGGATGTTGATAAAAAAGAATTATTTGAAGCAATATCTTATGTAAAAAAACAACAAGAAAATCTAGTAACAATTCACAATAACTTTAAAAATGTAACAAATTTATCTAGAAATATCAAATAATATCTGTAAAATATTTGTTAGTTTGTATATTAAATATAGTGCTTTTAAGCGAGTTATCTAGATAAAACCCAATAGCATAGTCTTCTAAATATTCAACTCCTATTTTACTTTTTTGTGTAATAAGGTATTGTACTGCTAATTGTGATAGTAAATAAAATCTTCCGCTGCAATATTTAGTTTTATAAACGATTAAGTTTTCTGGTAATTCGGGATGAATGGTACAATATTTACTAACATATGGGCGTTCAACGTTAACAATATAGCCTCCATAATGAATTGTTGGTTGTTTGTTTAATAATAATAATTGTATAGTTTTTAAAAATTTATTATCACATAAAATTTGATCATCATCTGTTTTAAAAATGTACTTAAAATTAAATTCTTTATTTATTGCTTCATATGCTGCAATAACTTTTTTGGGTAATGAGTTATAATCATCAGCAGTCTTTACATATAAAATTTGTTCATCATTATCAAATTTATAGGATGTGGGTAATTCTGGTTCACCAATAACGTGATAATAAGGCATAATATCAAAATTCTTGAGCCATGTTTGTTTTTGTTTGATGGCTTTATGTCTGTATTTTTTACAGTTCATAATTAATAAAATAAAATCGGTGTTAACACTCATAATATTGTATCAATATATTTTTTTATATAATAATTGTGTAATTATATAAAAATAAAAATAATAAATTAATATAGATGTTTTTTAATTTAAATAGAATAATTAAAAAAACAGAAACTCCAAAACCAGTAATAAAGTATATAAATGATAATGTTATTACATTTTGTACATGTTGGTATGTAGTAAAATCAAAATTTGGAATAAATAAATATTTAAAATGGATAAAAAACATATTATCAATAGTAAATAATTTTAATTTAGTTATATACACTGATCAATTTTCTTTAAAAACAATAAATCATTTAATAGATTACGGTAATAAAAGAATTAAAATAATAATAAAGCCAATAGAAAATTTTTATACTTACAAATATAGTTCAAATTGGGTAATAAATAACTCAATAAGTAAGTTGCCTCTTCATGAACATACAAGTTGGAAGTTAAATATGTTATGGAATGAAAAAGTATTTTTTGTGCAAGACGCTATAAAAAATAAATATTTTGATAGTATGTATTATGGTTGGTGTGATATAGGTTATTTTCGTAATGGAATAGATGATATGAAAACAAATCTATTAAATAGTTGGCCAAACCATAATGTTATGTTAAATAATGTATTTAAAAATAGTTATATTCATTATGGTTGTGTTCAAAATAATGCAATAACGTACGGTACGTTATCAAATGAAATAAAAGATCATTATAAAAAGAATTTGAAAAGTCCTCCAACAAAAAAGTATGAAGAGTTAGTTTTTGCAGGTGGTTTTTTTATTTTGAATCCAAGTATAATAGATCATTATGCTTCAATATACGATTCAAAGTTGAAGTACTATTTTGATAATAATTATATAATAAAGGATGATCAAACAATAATAGCGGATATAATATTTACAAATGAGAATTTATTTTATATACATACAGAGAATCATCCCTATTTCAATAATTGGTTTATGTTTCAACGTATATTGTTTTAATATATTATTTTTTACACCTTTTAACATTTCAAACGCTAGTTTTAAGTCAGATAATTAAGTATTTTCAAAAAACTTAAATGTACATAATGTAATATATTATAAATGAATTATCCATATCATATTCAAAAACAGTTAGATGATGATAATTATCACGAACAATGTACGTTTTGTTGTTGCATTCCCCTATATTTCTTTAATTGTGGGTTTAAATTAGGATTTTACAAAAATGATACGTATTATAGTCAAGCATTATGGTGTGGAGTTTATAATTGTAAATACAATAAATAATACAATTGATATTCAGAATAATAAGCGTTTGAAATGTCCAAATGGTGTAAAACAACTTAAAGATCTTTAAGTTAAAAAATAATATATATATTCTTTAGAAAGTACCTAAGTTTCTTTAAGTTGTTTTACATAATTAAATATTACACACTTGAAGATTTAAAATAGGACAAAAGGCTTAAAAATATAGAAATAAAATAATAAAATGTCTAATTCTATTATTTATATTTCTTCTTTATTTGGTTCGGTTTATTTAATGTCTGTATCATTAGGAATGATAAATAGATCGCTTTTAGAGAATAAAAAATTACCTCAAGAATTAATTATAATAAATGGTTTTACATTTGCGATGTCTAGTTCTATATTTATAGGTATTTCATTATCAAATTTGGCCTATTTTAAATCTTCAAGGGTGTAAAATGACGCTACTAATATATTTTTATAAATAATCACTATTTGCCCATCGAAATAAATCTTCATTTGTTACTGTGTGAGATCCCCAATAATCATCCCATTCTTCTTCTGATACATATTCATTTCTACGTGTTCTTATTAGCAGATCATTTCTTGTTTGTAATTGCGAGTATTCAAATTCTCTATACTTTCTCTCTTTTTGTACTTCTTCAAATCTTCTTTGTGCTCGCTCTTTAAGTAATGTCCAGCCTTTTCTATCACCAATATTTATAAAGCGTACATCTTTCATATATGGAAGTAAGTTTCTAAAAACATCTATTGTAGTATTTAATGCATCGTTTATGCCTGGTCGTGAACCTTTATAAATATTTTTATGACAATCCATACAGTATCCTACAAATACTGTTAAAATTGAACCATATTTTTTACAATTTTTGCAGTTTAGTGGTCCTGACCCGATATGAAACGATGGATGTGATAAATGATTAGTAGCCCATTCGTAAGGAAAATGCTGATCGTATTTTTCACCATTTACCATATAATACATACCTTGTTCACCTTTTATCAAAATGGGTTTTCTTTCACTTGAATCATGTATATCTTTTCTATAGTGTTCACAATTTTTAGAATTAGTCAGATTAGTTTCAATTTCTTTTTTTTCTGCTTTAATAGAAGCAACCTTGGCGGCAATTGTTGATGCTGATGTCGCAGCAACAGAAGGTAAAGTATTTGATGAGATAGTAACATATTTTTGTCCAACCCCTGTATTATTTTCGTATACAAGGTAATTCCTTCCAGGTAAACATAAGTAAAAGGGGTTAGAACCGGAGAGACGATCGTTATTTTCATTTGGACCAGAAGAATATTTCGGATCTTTATAGTAAGTAACTTCTTTAGTATTATTTTGATTCATTTTGAATAATTAACAATATTTATATTAATTATTAATTATTTTAAAAAACATTTCAATTTTTTTGTACCTTTTCTCATATAAAACGCCGGTTTTTATAGTATTTTATATGAGATTTATTTAATGTTATCAAAACTTATATCACCCATAAAAACTATATGACCTTCGTACTCTATAATTGTAAAAATTGTTTTATAAAAACTTTTTCTTTTTACATTACTCTTAATAATATTACAAATTACATAATATGCACCAACCATTAAACGATGTAATATATTATTTTTATCGAATATGCCAATCATTATTTTTACTTCATTTAAATTAGGTAATAATCTAATTACTCTGTCTTTTAACATTTCTATAAATCTCATAATGTATTCTGTTGAACCATAACAATAATTTATTTCTCTCTCTATGTCAGAGACATTTATAATTTCAAAATCATCTTTCAAAAATGATTTATATTTCCAATTCAATACATAATGTGTTTGTTGATAGCAAATTAACTTTTTTCCCGACATTTAATTTATTTAAATTAGTATGTGTTATTTATTTTCAATCAATTTTTTATTTACACATTTTTTACATTTTAACCACTCATTAAAACGGCGTTTTACACCTTTTTTACATTTCAAATGCCGAAATTTTATATACAATTTAATTTACTATATAAAAATTATACTATTTTTTCTACCAATTCGCCCTTACCATCATAAATCCAAATCTCACATAAATATCCAGCATTTTTTAATGCTTGTTGCTTTAAATATATACAATTAGCATCTTTTGCTTTTTTTGCACTCCAAGTAGATTTCACTTCAATACATCTATTTTGCGATTTGATAAAACAATCAACAAAATATCTGCGGATTTTTCCAGTCGTGTCTTCATACCAACATTTAGGTACTTCTTTTCTAGAAACTATAATATCATCTTCTAGTATATTTTCTTTTTGTAATAAATGATATAACATAAAATGTTCGTATCCTTGTATTCTCTCTATTCTTCCAGATGGGAAGATATAATCTTTTGATTTATATGCATTTTTTGATTGTTTTTCTGCGATTTCAGCGTTTTGTGCTGGACACATAGCACCGTATTTTTTTAAACAAGTATTCACAGTTTTTGTTCTAACTTCTTTGTTTTGTGTTGGATATTCGCAACCATATTTTTCTAAATTGGTTGCTTTTACTTTTTCTTGCAATTCTTTATTCTGTAATGAATATTTTGTGCCCCAATTTTTTAAACATGTTTCAACTTTTTTATCTTTAATAGTTTCGCATTGGGAAACATTTTCCACACCATAATTTAATATACATTTTTGAATTATTTTTTCTCTTACTTCTTTATTTTGTGTAGGATATTCACAACCATATTTTGTAATACAAGATTCTTTAAACTTTTCAATTCTATTTTCTGCTGTATGTATTTTACATAAACACCCAATAGATATAAATAAACGAAATGTTTTACTGCAAATATCATCGCATTTCAAACATTTAGCTTCAATAACAGTTTCTCTATTAATTTTTTTATTACTATAATCTTTTTTTAAAATAACACCATTTTCTTTGCAGAAATCTTGTAAGAATTCATAATCATAACGCAATTTAGGGTTTCGTTCGTTCATTAAACTATATAATATTAAATATATAGTTTAATATTTTTTATATTAATTTTATAATATAATATCGGCATTTGAAATGTAAAAAGGTGTAAATGTCCAAAGATGTAAAATAAATAATATATATTCTTCAAAAAGTACCTAAGTTTCTTTAAGTACTTTTAAAAATAATATATATTGTTGGAAGAATTCGAAATAAAAGTCGGCGCCAAAATCGAAAATGGACATTTTTAAAAATGTCCAAAATTGAAAAGTCGAATGTTTTTTAAAATTAAAATGCATTTGTGACTGACGTCGTCTAAAACGACTAAAAACACATTTTTTTTTGTGATGATAATATTTTTTTAAACAATTTAAAAACTTATTTTCTATTTCCAATATATGGAAAATTTTGGAAATAATGGAAATAAAATTAAGCAAAAAAAAATCACCCATTTTTGTTGCGAAAAATGCCAATACATAACTGATCGCAAAAGTAATATTAATAATCATTACCGAAGTGCAAAACATTTAAAAGACCAAAATGGAAATAATTTTAAGCAAAAATTAAGCAATTTATTTTTATGTGAATATTGCTCTAAAAAATATCAAACTTCCGCCGGTTTATGGAAGCATAAAAAAAAATGCAAAATAAATAATGAACAATGTGACGTACACTGTGAATCTAATGATGATACAAGTGACAAAGATCAATTAATTATGATGCTTATACAACAAAATTCACAACTTATTAAGGAACATACTAACATCAAGCAAATGATGATTGAACAACAAAATATTGTTCTTGAAATTGCAAAAAATGGCACTCACAATACTACCAATAATACTACACATAATCATACTAATTCTCATAATCAATCTTTTAATCTTAACTTTTTTTTAAACGAAACATGCAAAGATGCTTTAAATATATCCGATTTTGTTGATTCTATTAAGTTAAGTTTAGATGATCTAGAATACACTGGCAGAAAAGGTTACATAGAAGGAATTACTAATATTGTTCTTAAAAATTTAAAAAATATGGAAGAATACAAAAGACCCATACATTGTTCTGATTATAAAAGAGAGATTTTATATATAAAAGAAAACGATACTTGGAAAAAAGAAAATGATAACCGACCACTACTAACAAATGCTATTAAAGTTATTGCTAATGAAAATATTAAACAAATTAAGGAATGGAAAGAACAATATCCCGATTGTACAGACTCTGAATCTAAAAAAAATAATTTATATTTAAAAATTGTTAGTAATTCTATGAGTGGTATTGATAGAGAAGAAACTAACAAAAACATTAGTAAAATTATTTCCAATGTCGCAAAAGAAGTCATTATTAATAAATAAATTTCACTTTTTTCATATCTAGTTCTAATTATTGTATTTCAATTATACAACAGTCTATAAGAGATATACGATTATTCTCTGGTTCATATGTTAATGTTTGTATTTGTAGTGTATTATTTATATAAACTAAGTAATACCATTTTTCTTTTGTTATAGACAAATCAACGTCATAACTGCCATCCTCAGGATCATATATTGGAATAGAAATTGTTAATAGCAAATCATATCGTATGTCATTTCTTGGTATTTTTTTTATTTTGTGAAAAGCGTATTCGTAAAATGCGTATTCTTTTATAATATCAATTAGTTCTTTAGGAAGAACTATCTTGTTTATGATTGACTCTAATTGTTCTGTAATTAAGAACATATGATATTATTTAAATATAATATCATATAATTTTAGTTTTTGATTCAATTTTTTATAAATAAATTGCATTTGAAATGTAAAAAGGCGTACAAACTAATTTAGATACTTCAAATTAATTTTAAATATATAATCAAAAAAAAATATTATATTATATTATAATATGTCTCTTTCTGCTTCCGCTCAAAGATATTATCAAATGCGTTCAAAGAATTCCATGTGTAGTAAAAAAGCACCAAAGGCTTGTCGTAAAATTAAGTCTTGTCGCATGACAAAAACTACAAGTAAAAGAAATCATTTTTGTCGTAAACGCAAAAATACACGCCGCAAAAGAAACTAAGGAAAATTAAAAGTGTAAAAAATTGTAAAAAGATAATAAATATATTTTATCTTTTTACATTTGTGGGTTTTATGATATATTATTCTGACATGTAAAATAACAATAATGAAATATTAGCACATAAATGAACTCCTCCATGACATATCGTAGACATCCATAATTTATTCAGTTTTAAATAGTACCAACTAACACAATAAAATACTACTCCTTGGCATTGAATCAAAAAATAAGTCTGTTTTACAGGAGATTTCAAAACATAATAAAGATGTAGCCAAATTAAATATTGCACCCACATCATATCTAATGATCGCCTCCATCCATATACCGGATTGCGCCAATAATTCATAGCAAACAATGAACCTATACATACAGAAATACCCAACACTGGTTTTTCATAAAAATACCCCACTAATCCCGTAAAAAATCCTAATGAAGACAAATAAAATAAAACTCTCGCAGGTTCATTACTAATTACAATGATTTGTGAGTTATTAGTAGGTAATATATTTTTCATTTAAATTATATTTATTATGTATGATGTTTTTAATATATTATATTATTTATTTATCGTCTTATTACCGTTATAAATAATATAAAT